GTGCAGTCTTTGCTCTATACACAGGTATGGTAAATTGCCTACCCCTCCATACTAGAGAGATAACATAGTATCTTCCGTACATTGTTGGTATGCGTGTTGCCATTATCTTGTAAATGCTATTTTCACTACTTTGACTGATGCTCCACCAGCTGATGCTGTGAGTGTGTCTGTTGCATTTTTCTCAAATACTTCCACTGCACCGTTAAGAACTGTAGCACTACCGATGACATTACCACCAGAATCTTTTCTTGTGATGACTGATACAGCACTATGTCCGTTGTACAAACGAACTAGAGTTGCATTACCCACATTAGATGCAGCAGTAAGATCAGACTCAGCTGCCAATACTTTGATTACCATGATAGAATACTTCCTTTACTTTGTTATTTATCTTTCTTCTTACTTGCCTCTTTGAGCATTTTCTGAAGATCAGCAGTGCTACCAACAAATAAAGAATTGTTAGTTACTACTTTTTTAGGTCCTTCGTCTTTGATAGCTTTCTTATCTTTCTGAAGTGCCATTAATTTATCAGCGACATCTCCTACATGTTTGATTAGTTGTCCTGCAACTTCATAAGCACGTGGATGGTCAGATGACATAGCAAGGTCAAGAGCACCATTGACTGCTTCTTGTCCTTTGTCAATTAAAGAGTACAAGTTTCCTCTTGCATAATCATAGTCTTTATCAACATCTTCACCCTTTGTTAAGTGAACTTTGTTTTTCTCAGAAACTACTTTTGTCGTAGTTGCTTCTTCCATAGTATCAAATACTTGGTCAAGACCTGATGTATCTTTATTGATTGGGTTTGGGTTATTCATAATAAGAAGTTGATTCACTGAATCCGAAGTCATCACCAGCAGTTAGTAATGCATCATCAGCAGCAGATATAATATCAACAGGTGTTGCTGCATTTGCAGATCCTGCTTTTGTTCCATTCTGTGCACGACGTACATTTAACTTATCAGGTGAGGTCTTACTCTTCACATACATGACTTCGTTTCCTATTTCAATGTATGACTGAGTAGGAATATTACTGTAGTCAAGAACTTGTATAACAAGGTTTCTTGTGTTAATAGCACTGACCAATTCAGTAGTACCATCCTGATCCTTATCAGTTAATGCTTTAGGTGTAACCTGATATGAAACTTGCCTTGTAGAAGAAAGATCTGTAGATGTATAAGTATCCACTTTTGCTTTCTTGATAGGTCCTTGAGTTCCTACAGGTCCGAAGATGTATGACTTGCAAGTAAAATTCATTGTAATCAAAGTAATTTTCTTGTCATCAAATGAACCTTCGTAATCATCACTGTAGTTGACATTATTTAAAATGATAGGTATGTCTCTGAAGTCACTCATATCATCAACCAATCTGATAGTCATCTGATATGATGGTTGGAATAATGGTAGTATTTGTTCTGTTATTTCTAACGCTTCATCATTTGTTTTTGATATTACATTTAATTCAAAATCAATATTATATGGTACGGGAGTAAACTGTTTTTTTACTGTATCCTTATCACTAGATTTTAAAGTAAGTGTAGTGGGAGCAAGTTTTCTAGCACCATCATATGATATCCCTGTCATCTCAAAAGATAAACGAGGAACTGTAAGTGCAACCTTTTGGTTAAGGTCTGCCTGTTGTTCTAGTCTTGCTAAAAATTTCTGTCGAGGACCGTACGCTAGTGGTACTTTCATCCTACTGTATACTGATCCGTCTGCGTTTTCTTTACGACATTCTATGTTATTAAAAAGAGTACCAAATCCAATAACGCACTTTCTAATAATTTTATTGTATGTGTATGCACCTAACATGTTATAAGTTTCCTGCTAATCCAAATGGGTTTCCTTCACTAAAGTCCATAATGTCATCACCTAGAGATTCAAAAGTTACACTCTCTGAATATTTAGGGTCAGCGGTTGCCTGTTCATTTCTGTTATCTAGAATCATAGTTGCACCAGAGGTGTCACCTATCATAGATTCTCCTATAAGGAATGAACCAGTTGGGGACTTCAGTTTGACCCAACCTTCCTGAGCATCCCACTCAACAAGTTGAGCAGTAGCTGCAGATGTAGCACCAGTGACTTGTTCTGGAACTTTAAATGTACCAGTTAGACCTGATGGTGCAGCAGTAAATGCAATGGTTGCATTAGTATAACCACTGCCACCGTTAGTTATATCTATGAGTTTTACACTCTTATAACCAGAACCACCTGATAAAATATTAATCGCAGTCAATACTCCATTGGTAAATGTTGGAACCAAAGTTGCATTGACACCACCAGTATCAGGTGCTGTTATATTTAAAGCAACTCTATCTTCATCGTAGTCTGCTCCACCACTTACTATATTGACGGATCTTATTTGTCCTTCTTTTACAGTCGCTCTAATGACAGCAGATGATGTGGGTGAACCACCACTCAAAGTTATATTGGCAAGGAATGCTTCTGCTGTAGCATCTTGTCCATCACCTGTGATAGTAATAAGAGGAGTCTCGTTGTAACTAGTACCATTATCAGTAATAAAGATGTTAGTTAATGCTCCACCATCTAGTACCGAAGTTCCAGTTGCTGTAACACCAGAAGTTGTGAGATAGTAGTGCTTAACAGTATAACCGTAATCCACCATCTCGTCATCACCAGCAAATACATCGCCTTGCTCGTCGCTGTATTCAAATAATTCTGCTCTAAGTTTGTAGACATATCCTTTACCTAATTGATAGAATGGTTCTTCGTGCTCTACGAATTTAATTTCAAAGTAGTTAGCAGTAAGTGGTAAGTATATTAAATCACCTTCTTGTGGTCTCTCTGGAGCTTTGTAATCTTTATCCAGTAAAAGAAATTGTGATATAAGGTCTGTAAATCTTTGAGATGAAACTACCATAGTTATTTCATCAGTTTGTGCTACACCAAACTTTGTAAGTAAATCTCCACCACCTTGGAAACCATCAAAGTTTTCCATGTATGCTTCTATGATGTATGAGTCATTGAATTGTCCTATAACCTCTTCATTAAATACACCATCAGTTAACATTATTTCTCTAGGGCAATAGAGAATATCCATACCAAACATCTTAATGAATTCCTCAGTAAGATTTTGCTGTAAGAACTGTTCGTTCCTAGTACCATTTGTAAAGTAGGTATTTCTTGCCATTATCCTATCATGTCTAGAGGTGGCATTTCATACTGATTAAGCATTTCTTCTTCTAGTTTTGCTATTTTTTCTTTACCCTCATTGTAAATAAACTCACCGTTCATAGTAATTCCACCTGGCAACTGTGCTCCTTGGAACTTAATTAAGTTAGCACCCCACTGCCTTTGAATCAATGCAGTTACATATCTCTTCAACCACACGTCATTGTAGACATCCTCAAATTGTGTAGGATCAACTGCACGATAACATTCCAAAACTAAGAACTGATCTGCAGGAACATCAGTCTTAAAATCTAAATCAAGATATAATCTATCACCACGTCTTTGGAATCTAATCTGTTTCTGTCCCTCTAACAGATAGTAGATATCCTCTAATCTTCTATTGACCATTTCATATGTAAGGATCTCAGTTTGAGTCAAATCCCAAAGGTCATTCAATCTCCACTGATATCTAACATCAAATAAGTTTGTAACATTTTTAGATACAAAATCAAAACACTTAATAACAGATGTCACGTAAGGTGGCATCTTGATGTAGTTGTTCTGCTCTTTGAATGTGACAGTCTGACCAGATGATGTTCCAGAAGCAACAGTGGTATCAGTATCTGTTGTCATATCATCCAACATCAACTGACTATACTGTACTTTTAAATGGGTTCTAATGTAACCATCCATATGTCTTTCATTAAAAAACTGGATAGCATCATCCACGAGGTCACTGATTTGATCATCCTCTATGTTTATTTCTAGGACTGGTGCACCATTTTGACGTAGTGCATAATCTATAAGTCCTTGTCTGGTTGATGGAATTGCCATGTTAGGTAGGATTAATATTAAATCTTATTCTTACATAATATGTAGTGTTAGCACTAAGGTTAACAGCTGCTGGTAAGGTATAAGATAATAAGTTTGTTGAGTTACCAAGAGATTGGTGAACAATAGTTGCAAAGGTATTTGCTGGAGCAAACTGCCAATCACTAGATGAATGTGAGTAACCAGACTTCATTGCAATAGCATCAACATTGATTGTTGGGTTAAATGCAGGAGTGATAGTTTGGATTGCTGGTTGGTCAACTAATGGAGTTGTAAAGTTTACTGCTGATGAGAATGCACTCTCAAGACCAGCGTTATCTCTAAATTTAACTTGTACAGAATATGCAGTATCAAAGTCTAGAGTTCCAGATGGAACAGTGATAGATGTTTTGTTACCAGTGTCACCACTAGCAAATGTGTCCGCTGTGCTGTACACAGTGACGTTATCACTAACTCTTCTTATTCTCCAGAAACTAGAGAAGTGAGTTGAACCAGAATACTCAACAACATATGCTGATGTATTAATTACAGGTTGTCTAGAGAATGTTTTACTGGTATCAGTATCAATAACAGGAGTGATGGAACTAGGTGCAGATACAAACTCAGACTCATTAACAGTGAGTGTTGCTGCATTCGATGTAACTGTTGTAGCATTTGGATTACTCAATATACAACGGAATTGTTCTGATGGGTTTGTTGGGTATACTGTATTGGGAGTTGTATAAGATGCAGAACTAGCACCATTTAGATTACTCCAGTTTGCTCCACCATCAACAGACTTCTGCCATTGATATGTTATAACATCACTTGATATCGATGCAACTATATTAAAGGTTGCAGTTTGTCCTTCAATAACACCAACGTTTTGTGGTTGTGTACCAATGGTTATAACACGTAAGATTGTCAATAACCCAAAAGTAGATGTTTGAGTTGCAGCAGAACCTACAAGAGATACAGTACATGTATAACGATCATTGTTGTCTGCAGCAAATGTGGTTGTTGGAGTTGTGTATGATGCACTAGTTCCTCCAGTTACCTGAGTATAGTTGTTTCCTCCATCATCAGATCTATTCCACTGATACGTTGGAGTTCCACTACTAGATGAACTTGATACTGAGAATGTTCCAGTGGCACCTTCATTAGCAGTTACATTAGATGGTTGTGAAGTAATAGAGAATGTTCTTTGTACGACTAGAGTTACAGCGTTTGTGTTTGCAGAAGATGAAGCACCAACTGCACTTATAACGCAACGATACTGGTCATTATGATCATCTGCATATGTAGTCGCTGCTGTTGTATAAGATGCTGAAGTAGCACCACCAACTGAACTCCAGTTTGATCCACTATCATCAGATTTCTCCCACTGATATGTAACGTTAGGACTATGTGATGACTGTCCAGCAGCACCTCCTCCACCACCACTAGGGGTATCAAATTGGTCTGTCTCGAATGAAGATGATGCAGCATTACCACCAACAGGTGACATTGTAACATCGCCAAGTGTAGTAAATGTTGCAGTAGAACCTTCATTGACTGTTGCACCAGAAGGTTGACTTGATACAACCACGGTTACAGTTTCTACCTGTAATGTAGCAACGTTAGAAGGTATAGTTGTAGCACCATTTGCTGATAGTAAACAACGATATTGGTAAGAATCGTATGCTTGAGTTAATGTAGGAGTTGTGTAAGTTACAGTTGTACCACCACTTCCTTCAGATACATTAGACCATGAAGCACCAGCAGTTATGGATACTTGCCACTGATAGGTAATATCTCCTGCATCATTATCAGATGTAGTTGCAGCAACACCAAAGGATGATGTACCACCAACTGCACCAGTTACATTGATTGGTTGAGATGTTATATTGATTGTTCTTTGTACTAGGTTTCTTGCAGCATTAGTAAATACTTCAGCAGCACCAGCAACGTTTAACTTACATCTGTAGTAGTCACCGTAGTCATTGTCGTATGATGTACTACCTGTAGTATATGTTGTACTAGTAGCACCACCTAAATCAGCGTATGTTGTACCATCTCCATTTTGTGATATCTGCCATTGATATGAAACAGAAGCAGCATCTTTTGTACTAGCAGCAGTAGTAAAAGATCCAGAAGCGGGTGCCATTGGTTGAGAATTATTTGGTTGTGTGTCTACAGTAATTACACGAGTTACAGTAAGTGTTGCAGCAGTAGTTGTGCCTGGTGCAATAGATGTTGATGAAGACATCTTACATCTGTACTGATAACTGTTGAGTGAGTATTGATCATCTACAGTTAATGTTGACAATGTTGCACCACTGTAGAAACCACCGTTAGTCACATTAGACCAACCAGCACCACCATTACTTGAGTATTCCCACTGGTATAAGATAGTAGAACCATCAGAACTTGTAGCAGCAACAGGACCGAAGGTAGCATTGATATTTGCTCCAGCTTCTATTGTTGTGGATACAGGGTTTCCTGTAACAGTTATTAGAACACCAGTTCCTGTTGTAGTGAATGCGTATGCACGAGCATTTTGAGTTACGTTTTCGGTAACGGTAAAGTTAAAGGTTGTATCAAGATAATCTGAAGTTACAGTTCCAGATAACTCACCTGTTGAAGTATTGAATGTCAATCCAGATGCACCTATACCATCTCCACTAATAGTGTATTGTTCAAACGTTGGTTCATTGGCAAAGGTTGTTCCAGTAAGTCCTAATTGCACACTGACAGTTGCACCGTTTGCATATGGACTACCATTTAATGCACCAGTGTTTGTCGTCCATACTACACTACTATCAACATATGGGAAGAATGCACCTATCTTTTTAGTGAGTGTGGAACCAGTTCCTGAATAATCAAAGTCAACTCCTGAATCTACTGGGTAGTATGCTACGTTTGTATATGAACCTGTACCAGCTGCTTCTTGTGTATCTGTCTGTGAACGTAATGTGGTTGCTGTAGAAATTACACCATCAATACTTTCATGTGTTTTTGCTGCAGAATTAATCAATGCAAGATAGTTATTTGAACCACCACCAGTTGTACCAGCAGTAGCATTTGAACTATTCTGTACAGTAATACTATTATTAACTGCACTCTCTGCCTGAATTGTTAACCATCCAGATTGTGCTAAACCCGAAACGTCTATACCACCAACAGTAATACCACCACTACCACCAGAAGCATTTTGTACAGTTATGGTTCCTAGCATACTATTGTGAACACCACACTGATAGTAATATGTTCCTGTAGTATTAGGTGTCCATGACACTACGCTATTACCTGTAGAACCTTGACCACTTGCAGCAGGAGTGCTTACGTTACTACCTTGTGCAGCATTTCTAATGTAAAACGGGTGATTGCCAGCAACATTTGATAAGTTAAAATTAATTGTGTCCCCAACATGAACAGTCACTCCTACATCATTACCACTAACAGAACCATTTCTATCAGTTCCGTTAAGAGTGTAGTAACTAGATGATGGTGCAGTTGTTGTTATATTGTAAGTGTTTGATACAGCACCTCCAGATCCTGCTGTAGATCCAGTTGTTCTTAACTGACATTGCTTACCTACATTTCCTAAGAAATGTGCAGAGTCTGATGGGTTAAATTTGACTTCTAAGAATGCTGAACCAGATAGAGTTTCATATGGATTGTCTATCAATTTCTTATCTTCTATACTATTAGTTGGATAGTATGTGGATGAACCTTTTCTTATATCTCCAGATGCATCAGTAGTTCTGCAGAAAGTTTTAAATGTTCCTGTTAAATTATTTGTTGTGAGAGTATATCCATTTGCACCACACCATGCCAAAGCAATACCAGAGATTATTGGTGCTGCAAATGACGTACCACTTATAGTTATGTAATTACTAGCACTTGTCTGAGGTGTGTTTGCTAACCAATCATATTGTGGAACTAATATTCTAGAACCTGGTGCTACTAATGTTACTCCAGCACCATAGTTAGAGAAGTCTGCCCACCTATCATTATACTCTGTAGAACCAACAGATACTTTATTTTGGTTTGCATCTACATTGTTTACGCCACCATTTGTATTATCTGCATATCCTGCAGTCCTACTACCAGCAATCATTTTAGTTTGAATAGGTCCTGCGAATGCATCACTACTATTCTTAAATCCATTACCAGCAGACCTTACAATAATAATATTATATGTGCTTGCTATTGTTCCTTCGATGTCATCTAATATTTCTTCATCAGTTCCTGTGTCATCACCAGAGTCATTTAATTCTACATATGGATATTGATTAGTTGGAATCGTAGGTCCGAAAGATGCATTGATGACAGCTGGACGATTACTACCCTTATAAGCAGCGTTGCCACTGTCGTTATGATCTATAACTGCCTGATAAGCACCAAGTATTGCAGTATAAGATGCCGATAAACTACTATCAAAT